CAGTTTCCACTTCTTGTCTCTCTATATAACCTCTCTTCTTTCCTTTAGTCTTTAAGTAAAATAATATCTCAGCTGTCTTGCCTTCTTTTATATTAGATAACAATTGTGCTTCTGCAAAATCAATTAGGCCTTCTCTTACATCATCAACCTTGCTACTAAACTCTTCTTCTTTTAGCCAATTATAGAATGTTCTACGAGATACATTTGTTGCTTCACACGCTTTACTTACGTTGCCTAGCTTACTTGCAAATACCTCTAAAAATTGATCTTTATCCTTTGCCATTTCCTTTTTTACCGTATTTATGTACAATTTGTATAATTAATCATTCATATTTATAATAGCCTCTTCATACATTTCTTTTACTTGATTAGTAAGAACGAGCAAGTCATCATCTGATAAATACTTTAATTTAGGTATAATAAAATCAATCCTTGCTTCACCTACATCATTAGATAAATCTAACACAATTGCATGATACCATTCTTTTAGATCTTCACTATAGTTTAGATACATATCAAAAGATTTTAATCCATGTATTATAGTAGCGTGAGTTACAGGGTAACCGTGTTGATGAAAAACGTTTTGTATATCTGCTAATCTATATTTAAAATACTTTCTAAGTAAAGTCATTAATAAAGCTCTTGCTTCTACGTATTCTCTCTTTCTTGTATTTGTGAACACATTTAGCCTAGTTAGCATGTTGACCTCTTTTACTAGTGTAGCTATTCTACTCATCTTTAACAAATGTGTTGTTTATCATTTTGCCTTGTCTGTTCTTTATCTCCTCGTATGCACTATCTAAACAGTCCTCGACTTTAAGGTCATAAAAATATGCTAAGTTTGTTAATACTACAATCATATCTCCGATAGCGTCTTCTATCTCTACTTTATCGTTTTTTAGTATTGCTTCAGCAAGTTCTCCTTGTTCTTCTACTAATTTTACTAACTGTGTCTTTGGATCTCCTGAGTCATATATGCCACGTTGTTTAGCCCAAGATCTTATTAATTCGTATATATTCATTGTTGTTTATTTAAAAAGTTATTATATAAGTGTAAATTCTGTGCGAAGTGATAATAGTAACCAACTTCTTTATTTAATGTATTCGCAATTTTCTCTTGTAGTTTACTAAAGCAATATTGATCATTACAGAAACCGTACCACAAGTCATTAGAGCGCATTAGAACGCTCATGTTTAGTTTATCTTTATATATACTAAAGTTTATAGCATAAGTGCATGGTGTGTCCTTATCAAAGTTGTGCCTATTTTTTGCATCATATATACTTATACTAGCTCGTCTACTATTAGGATCGTTACTTAGTTCTTTTACTACGTACTCTATTTGATTACCTTGTTTCCAATGATAACCATAATTAGAATTCACGTTGCCTAGTTCGTCCATGCAGTTGTTCCAAATCTTAGCACGTTTAGCTATTTCTTTTCCACTTGGATTTCCTGACAAATACCATTGCCATTCGTACTCAGCATAATCTTCGTTCCAGTTTCTCCAATCTGTTTTAATTACATTATCTAAAGGTTTTACTATATTAAATCCTATATTAAATAATGCCATTGTATTTCCTATTGTTTTCCCTTTACGATGTATTTTCTCATACAATACTTTAAAGGCGTCGTTTGCGTTATTAAAATTCATACAAAATCTTTTAAATCATTCCAATCTCTATAAGAGTCTATGCTCTCTGGTTTTATACTTGATAGTGGAGCTTGTCCTGCTACGTTAAAAAACCAATCACCTTTTTGCCCATGCCTTAACATATAATCCCAACCTTTACTATCGTAACATCTTTCACTATCAAATTTATGTGGTACGACATCTGATTCGCTTGTAAAAGCTTTATGATAAGAATAAAACTTAGCTCTACCTAGTTCACCTTGTTGAATATTTCTTGCAACAGCTACAGCAAAAAACTCAGTATCAGGTAATGCTATTTGCAATGCTCTAGTTAATACACCTGTACTAATTACTGTCCACATTCTTTTAGGTTTTTCTTTATCTTTAAAATAATCATGTATTGCTTTAACTGCGTTTGCCGTTACATATTCATGTTTTAATCCTAGTGGTACGAAAAAGGCATTACGTTCTTCTGCATATTGCTTTGCAATTCTATTTGCATTTGGCATTGCTGCTATTCTACAAAATAAAGGCTTAGCTCCCATCTCTATACATAATCTTTGGTGTTCACTTGTTTTCTTACTAGAAGGCATCACTAGCGTTAGGTTCTTATTATATTTTTTACATAAATAAGATAAGCTAATTCCTGCAAACCCCACTCTAGGTTGTACGTAAACTATTTCTTTTTCTTTTACGTTTTGAACTAAGTACTCACCAAATCTTGATTTCGCACCATAAGGATTAGATCTACTTTCATCTATGACATTATAGCCATCTACATTTACTACAACCATTTCTTTAAATGACGATTTAAAATCTTTTGTCATGTTTAGATAATGAAACAACGCACTTCTTTTACTAGGAAATTCGTCTATATTATAATCGTCTTTTTGTTTATTTAAAAACATTGTTATAGTATTTAATTCCGTTATTCATTTTTATATGATGTGGACTTTGAAAATTGTTTTTATATCTTATAAAATCACAAGCAACATCTTCCATGTCATATTTGTAACTTTGGTTTCCTGTTAAATTACACAATTCGTCTAACAAATCATTAGTAACATTTAAATTACTACCTATCCCTTTAACATTAGGATAAATTTCTTTTAAGCATTTTTTGGCATTTGTACCTATATAGACCTTACTGTCTCTTTTTACTTTATCAGGAAAATACTCTGCCATATCCATTGCAAAAGCTGTCAATACAAAGTTTTGCTTTTTATACCCTAACTGTTGTAAATACTCATTGCCTATATCTACTAATTCGTAGATCTCTAAATCATACATATAAGTGTACATCCAATAAAACAAAATTAAAGATTCTTTTAATATAAAACTCCTTAATCCACCTGAAACCATAGGAAGTAAATATCCTTTATTGTCTGAGTATTTTTTTAAAGGTAAATTTTTTAACCAATCTTCTTTTCTATACATACCTAATCTAAGTAGATCAACTATCCAAAAATTTCCAAAACCATGTGTATGAAATGGAACAGATTGCTTAGGTTTATAATTAATACCGCTACCACATAAACGGAATAAATAACACATATACATAAAGTCAATATCACTAATTTCATGATCATTGAAGTATTTACCATTTTCTTTTGGGTCATCGTCTTTCTTTTTTATTGCTTCTAATAATGAACTAAATGCTGCGTACTTTCTATTTACTACATCATATATAGGTACGTTGTATATTAGATCATCATTAATATCTTCTTTCGTCCAAGTGTAGCCTTGATATAATCTTTCTTGATTCATCTTAGCTTTGCTATAGTATTGCTTAAATTTATTCAACATCTATAAAATCTTTATTAAGATACCAGTCAGGACAAATATGTACTGATTGTCTTGATTCCATCATAAAAAACTCTAGAGGATAATTTAACCACATAGCTTGATAAGTGTAGTTGTAGTTGCTTGCTTGTCTCCTTAATTCAAAGTTAATCTCTTCTCTTAACCAATTACGCTGTTCTTGTGTACCAAAATAAGGTCTATCTTTATACAAACCTGTATTAGGTATTTTTCTAGATATGTCTTCTATAGGAAGTAAGCCTTGTACAGTTACCTTTTTTCCTTGTGAAGTTAATTTTCCTATAAATTTAACGTACTTATCTATTAGATCAAATGTTGCTTGTACCGGATTCTCTTGTCTACATAAGTGAAACCTTACATCGATGTTACCAAAATATAAAGTTACTTCTTTTAGCTCATCAAAATTAATGTAGGTATAGGGGTCTTTCAAAAAACCATGTAAAGTTTTCCCATCTAGTCTTAGAATACCATTACCTTTTTTATATATAGATACACTATGCGAATCACCAACTATCATCTTATCTTTATACGTGTAAGCTGTAGCAACTTCTCTGTTAGGAATAGTAGTTATCTCTTTACGTTTAAGCAAGTATCTAAAATCTACAGATTCGTTAAAGCTTATTAGTTTATTATTATAAGTTGATAATGCAATTAATTTGTCAATAGTTCCTTGCTGTACACCACCAAAAAAATTAAACTTATTTGATTTGTAATTAACTCCATTATTAATAACTATAAGATCATACTTGTTAAGATCTGTTGGTGGTTTATTAATAAAGTCTGGATATGATTTATATCTATCTTCTATAATACTAGCTATAACATAATTCCAACCAGCACTATGTGAATTTTTTCTTATAGGCACATTGCCTAATAAGTTTATAATTGCAGTTTTCATACTATATCTTCGAAAGGACTATTTCTCTGTATGTAATTATTTAGAGATCCTAAATAAGCAACAGCATCTAGTAAATTATCTTCCTTATATTTATAGCTATGTCTTGATAGTTTTAGTGCTACCATTACAGCATAACAATCTGATGCTTTCAGATCTTTACCAGTCATGCCACTTGCAATCTTTGCACATCTTTCCATTCCTTCTTCAAATGGTCCGTATTGTCTTGATTTTTCTTCAGAACGTTCATTGACTATTCTGTTTGCCTCTTTTAGAATATTCATATTGAGTTTGTGTTATTTCGTTATTTAGATTACTATACTATAGCTTCTTCTCTCCAAGCAGTCTTGTTTTCAAGATAGTCTATTAGAATCATATCTTGTACATTGTCCTCGGCTTTAAAGTAATTACTAGCACCGTATTTCTCGGTAGCTATGTAGTTAAGTACTCTTATTGTCGTGTTCATACAACTAATATAATACTTTTTTTTTAATTATAACAATAAAGTTTCTATCCTACCTTTCCAGTAAATATATAGAATAAAAAGTTAATTAAAAAGACAACCCAAACAGCACAAAATGGAATCCCATAACATAAATACCTTAGTATTCTTTGTTGAAACTCTCTATCTTTTTTTGTTGTTCTTAAATAATATCTTAAATCTGCTTTTGGTATGTAATGTTTCATAGTTCTATGTTTATATAATATTGATCAAGATCAGCTTCTTCCATGAACCAATCTCTAAATGTACTAAGAGCTTTTAATACTTTAAGCTCACCTCTTTTATAAAAATCTATATTTGCTTCTGCATAACCTATATCTAAAGACCCTTTATCTATTATTATAAAACCCATGTTTTCTGGCTTTATATTAAATAGCTCACAGTATAAATAGCATTGCACATCGTATCCATATTTATCTGCTGCATACTTCCACCCCTGTATTGCACTTGTACTTTTTAAATCGTACATTGCTTCACCAGGTTTTAATATATCTGCTTTTGCTCTAAATGGAAAATCCATTACAGTACCAATTTCAGGCACTTCAAACTCAGCTCCACTTAACTTTTGCAACACCATTTCGTTTCTTAGTAAAGCGTCTGTTAATCTTTCTGCATCATTTTTTTCTTTTATAGTAAATACCTTACCATGTTCAGCAACTGCTTCTTTGTATTTTTTAGTGTTCTTACTTTGAACATCAACATAAATTTGTGCATCAAACACATGTGGCTCTAAAACACAAGTATGAAACAACCACCCATCTCTTAGTGCTTGGTTTTCAGCATTACCGTATTTTAGCACATTTCTATATGTTTTAGGTGATTGTAGTAGCAGTTTTAAATTTGATGAACTAAAAGCATATTTACCTAAATGTCCATAATAAAAATCATCATCTTTAGCTTTTTCTTTTAACTCTTTAACATCGTAAGTGATTCCGTCTAGTAGTGTTATTTTCATTCGTTTAATTTTAAATTAATTTCTATTTGTAATGTCTTGTTTTGAACAAAGTAAATTTTCTGTATTACTTGAAAAAACAAATCCATGTTTTGAAATTCTATTTTAACTTCTTCATACATATTAGGCACAGCTTCAAATTCCATCCAAACAGTATTAACTTGTTCTAATACTTTACTATGTAATATCTCCTCTGCTCCTAAATAGATAGTGTTGTCATCTAACTCTACATCAACCCAAATCTCTATCCTTTTTTGTGGATAGTTTTGCTTCAACCCTTCTAGCTCTTTCAATTGCTCTTATTTTATCTAATCTATATTCTTTAATACTTAACATCAATAGATGTCTATCGTTTTGTAATTCGTTTACGTAAAAATGTATTTGAGTAACTGCGTTTATTAATGTCTCTAAATCTTGATTATCAGGGCTTGCCTTTTTATAGTCTATTAACATCTTATTTACTACTTGCGAATTTACTAAATACTGTAAGTCTTTTAAATTATCAAGTTTTTTACTTGTTAAAGCTTTATCGAAATCTGTATCTGGTACTCTAGTATTGAATTCTAATTTTTTCATAAGGTCTTAAGTCGTGTTCTCGCACTTTGATTATTTGTTCTTTGTTTCCAGGTCTTGTGTAAATACAATAATACTGTCCTCTATCTGTGCATACATCCTTAAATCTACTAATATATTGTACAAGATCTAATCTGTTGTAAAATATAAATGTATTAATATCTACTAAATCCATAACCATATATTTTGCAAAACCATAAAGAGAGCCTTTGCCTCCGTAAATATTTCTTTTTTCTAGCCAAATACTATCTGTCTTTTTTGAACCTTTAACATCTACCGGTGTTTTGTTACCTACAAAAAAATCTATATTATAGTATTTATCATATTCTGTATTTGTTTTTACGCATCTAATACCTATACTTTCCATGATGTTCTTAAACTTTTCTTCAGACTTTTTACCTTTAGCAACGTTGTGTTGCAACATTGAACTTCTAGGCTTCCATACCATTATTGTATACTTTTGTTAAATCTTTAATCCAACTATTAATAACATCAATCTTCTTTGCTCCTCCACATCCACACGGTATATTAAACTTGTGATTAAAATATTTAGCATGTAATTCGTATACTATATTTAAATCTTTATCTGTAAATCCTGTTTCTATTATTTTTAAAAATTCTTTATATTTATTATAATCTTCTTCAATCATTTTTTTTTCTAACTCCATTTTTTGTAAATATATATTTATTCATCTCTTCTTGTCTTCTATCACACCCGCAATCATTATAACCAAATAATTTTGCTATAAATGTTGCTATTTTTTTCCCTTGACCAAAAGTCAATATATTAATAATATTTGCTGTAAAATCTCCTAACTTCATAATCCCATTTTTTTCTTTAAATGTTTTTTTACTTTATTATAAGTGTTGTATAAACTAATATATGTAATTGTCGTCTTTCTACTTAACTCTGATATTCTAGTTCCAGATGATACTATTTCAAAAACTTTTTGATCATACCAATGTAATTTCTCAAACTCCTCATTAAACCTGTCTTCTATTTCTTTATAATTCATTTGATCTGGTCCTTCCACATGTCTTAATAACTCTTCATCTGCAAATCTCACTTTGTTTTGTTTTTTCTTAAGTTGTAAAAATAAAGTGTAAAGTATCTTGAAAACGTAATAATAATTAATATCATTTTCTTTATAGCTTATATCTGTTCCTTTTTCTGTTATATGGTGCAATTTTATATACATCTCTTGAACTATATCCTCTGAAGTAAATTTATCTAAACCAAATGACTTACATATATTTAACCAAATTTTATGTTTTTTGTATGCTACTTCCAGTACGTTCATATATCAAATCTCTCATATTATCTCCTCCTATACTAAATCCTACATTATTTATTATACTTCTAATTTGCACAGGACTATCTAGCGTGGTCGGCATCATTCCTGTGTCAGTGTCCTTTACTTTTCTTACATGCAACATTGTGATCATCCAATCTAAATTATGTTGTACGTATCTATGTAATACTATAAAGTTATCACACCTATTTGACCACTTACCACCTCCTTCGCAATCACTCATCATCGGAGCTATAGGGTGTCCAGCGTACTCATGCGATGAAGTATGTAATTTTCTTAAACTTTCTGTTACAGCGTGTGCAGTTAACCACAAAGCAACTCCTGTTTTATGACAAAACATTCTCATATCTGAAGCAGCTTTATAATCATACTCGTGTCCACCTACAGATCTAAACAAGTCTCTGTCTTTTTCTAATGAGTTATAAGGGTCTATTAAAAATCCTTGATAATCCCATGATTCTTTTATCTTAACCCCTAATTGTAATAAATCTTTATAGCTATACAATTCATCTATACTTATAAATTTAAAATGAGAGTCTACCCACGAACTTCCTTCTTTCAACTTTTCCTCATCAATTTTGTTAATGGGTATTCCCTCTTTATATTCTATTAATTTTTTTACTATACTATATGGTTCGTTTTCTCCTGTATAGACAAGAAATCTTAAGTTGTGTTTTAAAGCATAAAGGAACATAAAATATAATACGCTATGAGTCTTTCCTACATTAGAATGACCTAAGAATATATTAAATGTCCCTTCTTTAAATCTAAAATATGTATCAAACGATTTTATACCTAAGCCAAGACCTTCTTTGATTTCACCATTTCTGATTTTGTTAATTTTATCAAGTTGGTCGGCTATCTGTAGAATCATGCTAGTTTACAAATGGATTGTCGTTTAAATTTCTATCTGGATTGTGATCTGCTGTTGTTACTTGTTTCTCTGGCACAAACTCGTTGTGCTTTATAGCCAAGTTACCTTTCTGTGTTTTTACTACATCGAAGTCTAAGTATCCTCCTTTTTCTTTAGCAAGTTGTACTACGTGTGGGTTGTTTAAATATGTCATTAGTTGTTCCCTGTTTACTCTTTGCTTAAGAATTATAAAATCTTTATCTGATTCACTTGGATATACTCCTCCTACGAATATTGGTTTATCTTTTGCTCTGTCCATTTTATTCTGGTTTTATTAATAGTTGTTTATATATGACGTTAGCCGATATAACTACCTGATCTAACATTTTTATTTGTCTCTTAGATAACATAACTTCTTTTCCGTTGTCATCTTTATCTATATTATACTTTTGAAATTCATCTGTAAGCACTAACTGGCTTGCATTATTAAATCCCACACTTCTAGCTATTGACTCTTGTTGTGTCATTTGACTAGATTGACTTGGTATACTCTTCTTCATTTCATCTTTTTTATTTACCATGTTCTCTGGAAATTTAGGATGAGGATATGATAACTTTCCTTTGTTATATTTCTCATCTAAAGTATATTCTATAACATTACCTTTTTTAAAAGGAAATTGTCCGTTACTCCAAAAATCTGGATTGTGTCCGTTTTCTAGAAATACTTGTGTTACTTTAAAATTGTTACCACTAAACTCTTTGTCAGCTTTAGCAGTCAATTTACTTATAGTACTTTTATACTTCTTGGATTCCATCGTACATTTTATTAGGGTTAAACTTTTGTCTTTCTATTTGATTATACAAATCACTGTTTTCTCTTGTCCACTGTTCTACAGTAGATCTAAGGTTACGTATTAATTTACGTAATTCTTCCATTTCATTATTATGGATTAATTGTTGCTTTTCGAGCTCTCTTCTTAGTGCTCGTATAGCGTATTGATTCTCAATAAGTAGAGAATCTTTTGCAGTTGGCTCTTCGCCAGTGTTGTTGTTTTTATACATTGTAAGTGTTTTCTAGTGCTATATTACAATATAATACTGACAAAAAAAAATATTTATTTAGTTTTTTTCTAAATTATCTAATAACTTTTTGTAATAATCATACTTTTCTTGAAGATCTAATATACTTAATTTAGTAGTTTTTCTAGATTTTTGTAGTAATTCTTCAGCTTTACCTTCTCCATATTTATTATCTAAGTATAAAGCAAACTTAAATTGTTCACCTTGATTAAAAGTATTACAACCAGCACATTGAGCAGCTGTGTTTTCAGGATCCCATCTTGTAGAGTAATGTCTTCTACTCATAAAATGTCCGCAATGTATCTGCTTTATAGGTAATTTCTTTTTACAAGTACAACAAGAACAAATACCTTTTTTATTAGCATCTCTATTTCTTATGTATAAGCTAAATACCTTGTCTAACTTCTTTATTAACGTTTTTCTTTTACTCATTTTACAGGTATTATATATATAATATATATTATAAAGTCTATAATAGAGTTATAACTATATTTAAATTATAAATATATACTAAGTTCTGGTTTTTTCGAATGAACGACCTCCAAAATAAGCTCCTATAATAAGTAATAAGATCTGATTAATATTGTCTAATTCATATTCTAGAAAAAAACCTACTGTATAAACAAATGTAATAAAAATTAATGTGAGAGGTCTTACGTTTTTACTAAGCCAACTATCTGACATAGCGTCAGCTTCCCATCTTCTAGTAACAGACTCAATTTCAACTATGTCTATTTCAAGCATTTTTAAAGCGGTATCTTTATCTGGCTGTGGTAAACTATCATCTTGATGTATAAGCTTCTTAACGAGCCCTAATACACCTTTATCTGGTATTGTTTCCGCTAGACTTTGAAACAGTCCTGATTTTCCTAGTAGGAATTTCCCCACCTTTGTTTCTTTGAACTTTTTCTTTTTCTTTTCTTGGCTCATATATTTTATAATTAATTAAACCATTAAGTTCTTCTTTATAAGATTCTAATACTTGATTTCTATTTTTACCTTCTCTATAAGATACATGCACCCAATTAGGAGAATCTTTACCAAACTCCCAAATCAATGTATCGTACTCTAAATTATCTTTAATAAAATTAAACACATCCTTGTTACTAATAGAAGTATGGTCCATGTCTATATCTATAGCTTGACCAGTCATGTGTAAACTAGTTTTACTAGCAAACTTTAATGATTTATTTAAACCTTCAGATCTATACATGCTAGACACATATATAGGCTTATCAAAATGGTCTCTAATAGGCTGAAATAGTTTTTCTGCTGTTATCTTTAAATTCTCTAAGTGTTCTGTAGTAGGCTTATTATCTATTCCTA